GACTGCACCTTGACGATGTCCTCGATGCCGACCGCGGCGTAGTCCCAGATGTTGAGGGTGATCGTCGTCGCCGTCTCGGCCACCGTCTCATACGTGATCGCGGTGTTCTCGGCCTTGGCCCGCGCGGCGACGTTGCCGATGCTGGCAACCTTGACCGCCTTGCCCACGCTGGCGTCGTCCTCGAACTGGCGGTTCACCGCTTTGGCGAACACGAGATTGGACTCGGTGGCGCGCAGCACCTGGCGCGACCAGATGTCGGGCGAGAAGACGCCGTCGGCGATCGTCTTGTCAACGAACTCGGTGGCCCCTACAGCCATGCCGTATTCCCTTTCAGCGGTTCACCCCTGGAGGGGTGAGGAGATCACCGCCTGAGATCGCGGATATCGACGCCGCGCGTCAGGCGCAGTCGGACGCCGGGTCTGGGCCGGCCCTTTTCGTCCAGGTAGCGCTCTGACTCCTCGAGCGTCATGGCGGCGATCTGGGCGTCCGTGATCTCGCGGTACGCCTGCGCAGGTCCTCCGTCTAGCTCAGGGGATTGCTCGCTCCCGACGGTTTGTGAAAGCTCCGCCTTTTGCAAGGCGGGGCCGCGCTTGTTGACCTCCTGCTCCACGCCGTGGCGAATCGCGGCTTGCTGGACGGCGGTCAGGTACGCGCCGAACGAATCGTACTGTCTACCCTGCACCTCGCGCTGCACGGCCTCGGGCAGACTGGACTGGAAGTTGGCCACGTCGAGCATGTACGGGTCCTGCTGGCGCTGGGACTGCTCGCGCTGACGCTGGATCTCGGCCGCGTTGAGCTGGCCGAGGGTGTACAGGTCGCCCTGCTCGTAGGCGCTGGTGCGCTGCCGCTCGAAGTCGGCGCGCTGCTGGTCCTCGAGGATCTTGCGCGCGCGCTGATTGCTCAGGTCACCGATCCAGCCCTGGAAGAACGGGTCGCTCGCCAGCTCCTCGCGCGACAGGTGCTCGCGAATCACGCCCAGGATCTCGCGAGGGTCCGTCTTGCCCTGCAGTTGGCCCAGCCACTCCGGCGGCTCGGCTGGAGCGGGTGCGGGCTCCGCGGGCGGCGCACCCTCCGCGGAGCCGTCCGTAGCGGCGTGTTCGGGCTCAGCCGACGCGGAGTCTCCGTCCGGAGACTCTGGCTGAGGTGGCGCGCCACGGCCCCGCCGCCGCCGAGGTGAGGTGTTCTCGGCGGTGGCGCCGGCGGCGAGCTGCTGCATCTGCTCGGTGTACTCGTCGAGCAGGTCCGGGTGGATGGAGCGCGTGATGTCGATGCTCACTTCTTCGCTTTGACCTTCTTCGGCAGCCCTTTCGGCGATTGGCCGCTGGTGTACTCGGCCGCCTGCTTTTTACTCAAGCCCGGCGCTTTGATCGTGCCGTTCTCGACGCCTTTCATGAACCGAAATTGCGCGCGTGACCTGGCCGGACTCATGGCATACCTACCCCTGGATCTTGCCGAACGTGCTCGGCGCGGTGAACGCCGGCAGCGTGTTCTTGATTTGCGCCATCGAGTCGTTGGGATCCAGGCCGTACTTCTCCTGCATCCCCTGCAGCACCATCTGCTGGGTGCTCGGCGCGGCGCGCAGAAACTCGGTGCTGTTGACCTTGTTCGGCGTCGGGATGGCGTCCAGCACGCTCTGCATGCTCTGCGAGTTGGCGCTGTTGGTGCCACCGCGGATGTCGTCGATCATCTGCTGCATGTAGGCCATGCCCGTGTTCGGCCCGGTGCCGCCGGCGGTGCCGACGCCGGCCACCGTGTTGGGCGCGCTGAAGCCGGCCACCGGTCCGCCGCCCAGCACGTTGCCGAGCTGGCCGATGACCTGCTGCTGGCGGAAGGGGTTTGCCTGCAGCGCCGCCGCGGCGTTGATGGCGTCCAGCTGCTGGCGATAGGTCTGCTCCTGCATCGACTGCGTCTGCTGGCCCACCTGGGGCGCGTTGACGCCGGCGGTGCCGGTCTGCCCTGGCGCGAGCGGGCTGTAGTACTGGCCGAATGTCTGGGCGAGCTGGTTGGCCTGGGTGGCGTACTGGTTCTGCGCCGCGAGCGTCTCCTGCGGCGCGCCGGTGCCCGGCACCTGGCCCTGGCCGCCGGCGGCGGTGTACGCCTGCTGGATCGCGGCGTTGGAGTCGGCGACCCACTTCGCCATCGCCGCGTTCCAGTCCGAGCCGTTGGACAGAAAGTAGGCCTGCTGCGTCTGCTGCGGCAGATCAGAGAACTTGCCGCCACCCATGTTGGTGCCCGGCGCCTGGATGGTCTGCGGCGCGGTGTACATGCCCGTGACGCCGGCCGCGGCGAGCGCCTGGTTCTGCGCCGCGGTGTTCAGGTTGGAGTACGTGGTCAGGCCCTCGAGCGTCTGCTGGGGCAGGTTCTGGGGCGGTGCCTGCTCGAGCTGCAGCGCGTGCTGCGCGGTGGTCGTGGAGAGCTTGGACAGGTCGCCGTCCCAGCCCATGGCCTGCGCCTGGGGGATGTTGACGCGCTGCAATTGGCCACTGGGCAGCACGTAGCTGATCTGCACCGGACCGTACTGGTTGGTGTCGTACGTGTTCGGGTCCAGGCGCACGAACGTACCGGGCGTGTACTCGCTCTGCGCCGGCGCGGCATAGAAGCCGGTCAGGCCCGCAGCGCCCTGGGCGGTGGAGGCCTGCTGCGCGAGGTTGCTCTGCGTCTGGCCGGTGGTCAGCCCCGAAAAGCCGGGGATGTAGCCAATCATGCCGCCGGCCTGCTGCGCTGGCAGGCTCGAGGCGGTCTGCGGCGCGAGCACCCCAGCCCCGAAGTTCTGGCCGTAGGTGCCGGCCATGGTGTTGCCAAAGTTCAGGTTGAACTCGCGCACCGTCTCCAGGAACTGCTGCATGGAGCCGCTGGCGCTGGCGCCCCACAGACTGTCGAGTGCCGACCCGAGATCCGCGGACGTGGCCATCGCGCCCTCCTACACCGTCACTGGCGCACGCCAGGCTCCGATAAACGGCAGGGGTTGGTACGGACCCGTCGCGAGCATGGGCGACGCGGCGGGATTGGCGGGCTGACCGACGGACGAGAGCATGCCCTGCTGATACGCGGGGTTGTACAGCCCCGGCGTGGGCGGCGCACCCTGGGCGGCCACCGGCGCCTGGCCGGCGGCGATCGCGCGCCCCTGCGGGTTGTCCACCAGCCCTCGAGCGTTGAGCGTGGCGGTGCTGGGCTGCCCCGCCGTGCCAGCGGCCTGCGCCGCCGCGGCCTGCTGCGTGGCGAGGTTCTGTTGCACGCCGGCGGTCGTCTGCGTGGGCGCTGCTGCTGCGACAGGCGTCGTGTCGGTGGCCGTCGTCGGCGAGCTGAACTGCCGTCCGGGCGAGCCCGGCGGCTGCCAGTCGCGACCGGTCTGCGCCTTGTACTGGTCCATCAGCGAGCGGATCTGCGCGTACGCGGGCGCGGCCATGCCGCTCTGGTTGGTCGGGTCGGCCTGCTGCACCATGTGCGCCGCGGCGTCGTAGACGCCCTGGCCGCCGCCCAGGTCGGTCACCCACGATTGCAGCCCGCCCACCAGCGCCGCGCCGGTGCCCGCCGGCGGCGCGTTGAGCATGTGCCCGAGCGGCGCGGTGGCCAGGCTGTTGAGCGCGCCGGTGGCCGCCGTGACGCGGTTCTGCAGCAGGTTGCTGCCGGTCTGCGCGGCGTTGTTGACCCCTGTCAGCGCGGTCTGGGCCAGGTTGCCCTGGGCGGTGACGTCCGCAGTATTCGCCGTCTGGCGCGCCGTCTGCGCGTTCATCAGGTTGACCGCGCTGGTGAGCATGTTCTTGGCGTCGTCCATGCTCATCGAGTTCGCGGTGACCTTCATGCCGGCCTGGTTCATCAGGTCGGCCATGGCCTGCGAGACGGTCAACTGCTGGTCGTTCTTGATCCACTTGACCGTGCCGTCGGGCTGCAGCAACCCGCGCACCGCCGAGATGGTGTCCGACGCGAGCTCGGTGGGCTTCGGCTCGACGTAGTTCGGGTTCTTGCGCCGGCTGCCGGCGACCTCGTTGCCGTCCTTGTCGACGGCGTACGACCACTCCGAGTTCGGGTCGGTGCCGACCAGCGTCTGACCAGGCTTCTTGTAGTTCGGGTTCGGGCGGCGCGTGCCCGCGATTTCGTTGCCCTGGCCATCGAGCGCGTACGTGAACTCGTCATCCGGGCCGGTGCCGACGATCGACGCCGCGGCGGAGGGCATGCCCGAATCGACCATGCCGCCCACGCCGCCATTGGCTTTCGGGTCCCAGATGTAGAACTTGCCGTCGCCGCCCTTGACCGGCGTGCCAGGGTTCTTCGGGTCCGCCTTGGCGATGACCGACACCGCGCCCGTCTTCGGGTCGAAACTGCCCATCGAGCCGTCGGGCAGCGTCACCGCCTGCAGGTTGGTCTGGGTCGGGTCCTTGGTCAGCAGGACCTTGGTGGTCAGGTTGCCCTTGCCGTCGTCGTAGACGCCGATGAGCTGGTCGCCGAAGGAGGTGACGGAGCTCGTGGGGTCCTTGCCGTCGCCCTTGTAGTTCGGGTTGTCGCTGGCCTTGAGCGTGTTGTCGGGCTGGCGGGTGACGATGTACTTCTCGGTGGCCGGCGCGCTGACGGAGGTGGGCTTGGTGGAGTCGTCGGCCTTGAGCGCCGTGCCGGGGTTGGTGACCTCCAGGTCGACCTGACCGTTCTGGCCCTTGAGCGTGTCGCGCGCCTCGACGTACGTGCCGTCCTTGAACACGTAGCGGTAGATCGGGTTGGGATTGGCGATGTCCTGCCCCTGCGTCGCGCTGTTCGGGTCGGTGTCCTTGACCGTCGGGTTCAGCGGCGACTTGCCGGCCTCGCCGCCGTGTTTGGCGACTAGCGCGTTGTATTCGTCCTGGTTCACGGGCTCATCTCCATGCCTGGCGCGGTCGCCTGCAGCGCATTACGGCCGGTGGCGCTGGTGCTTGACGGTGGCGTGTAGACCGACTGCGAGCTGGCCGACTCGAGGCGTTTCTGCAGGTCCGCGCGCTGCTTCCGATCGGCGGGCGGGATCTGCGTCCACAGGCGATTTTGCGCCGCGTCGTGCGCAAAGCCAATCGCCTGCTGGATACGGTCCTTCTGCACCTCGGGCGGCGCGCCCTTGAACCCGTCGTTGTTGGCCAGCGCGTTCAGTCGCCGCTGGACGTCGGGCCCGGACAACTCCAGGAAGCGCTGCTGCTCGTCGGGCGTGAGCTTGATCGTCTGCCCGCTCACGGTGAGCGTGTCGGGCGGTTTCGCCAGGCCCATCCCGTGCTCGGCCAGCAGCGTGGCGGCGACATTCGGATCACCCCGCGCGCTCGAGCGGATGAAGAACGACGACCAGTCCTTCGGCGCCTGCATGGGCTGGCCGGTGGTCGGGTCGATGCGCGGGGGCTCGTTCTGGTTCACGCCGGGCAGACGGTTCTCGGCGCGCTGCAGCAGGTCCTGCGGCAGGTTCTTGCTGCGCGTCTCGCGCACGGTCTGGTCGGTCATGCTGCGCGTCCAGTTGAGCAGGCTGCCCTCGGGAACGTAGCGCATGCCGTAGTCGGTCAGCGTCTCGCCGAGTTGCGTCGGCCAGCTGCCGTCCTTCATCGCCTGGGCGATGCGGGCGACGTCCTGGAAGTACCACGCGTCGGCGACCGTCTGGCCGGTGGCCTTGCCCACGTCCTGCGCGAGCTGGCCGTAGTCGAGCGGCTGGCCCGTCACGCGCGCCTTCTTGTTGGCCTCGTTGAACGCCTCGACGGCGTTGGCGATGCCGGCCATCTGGATACCCACCGGCGGGAAACTCGAGTAGTTGATCCACTTGGTGCCCACCGGCGTGGCGATGCGGATGCTGTTCGGCTGCCAGATCGGGTCGCCGTTGGCGTCGCGCGCGTCCTGCAGCGCTTGCTTCTCGCCCGCGTCGTCGGGCCCGTTGCCGGTGATGTTGCCGGCCATCGCCTGGCTGAAGATGAAGAAGTTGACGCCCGCGGCGAGCAGGCCGGCGGAGCCTTCGCGGTACGCCTGGTCGACGTTGCCGGTACGCAGGGCCCTGGTCACCTTGTACGCCGTCTGCAGCTCGTTGGCGACGGGCAGCCGCCCCAGCCCGCGGGCGAGGAACCGCCCAGGGATGCCCGAGAAGGGAACGAAGGCGCTCACTACCTCGCTCAACCCGTGGCCCGCGACGCGCTGCAGCGAGCCGGGCGTACCCCAGCTATCCAGCGCCCGCTTCGCGTTGCTGACCAGGTCGCCGCCGATGCTCGCGCCCGACTGGTAGGTCGCCTCCTGACGCGCACGCTCGCCGGCCGCGGTGATCTGCGAGCGGAAGATGCTCTGAATGCGCGAGGTACTCAGCCCCGGATTGAGCACCTTGAGCCGCGCGATCTCGTCGGCCTGGGCGCCGGCGTCGGCGAGGCCGCCCACCATGGCGTCGGTCGCGCCGAGGGTGCGCAGGTGCGGCGTGGCGATCATGCCCGCCGCGCCGGGGAAGGGGTCGTGGATGCCGGCCATGCCCGTCGTCGCGGACGCGCCCCCACGACGCGCGCCCGTGGTGAACACGCTGGCGGCGTCGGCCATCGCGTCCCCCATGGCACCACCCTGGCCTACCACGTCGGAGAGCGCGCGCTTGACCGCGGTGCTGGCGCCCTGGAAGTCGCCCGTCAGCAGACGGATGGGCGCCTCGCCGAGGGTGATGGCCGGCCGCTTGACGTTTTCGGTGATGCCCATCAGGTTGGTGAACATCGACGTCGGGGCCGACAACATCGAGTTCATGCCAACCGCGCGCACCTGGGCCAGGCTCGGCGCCTTGACGGACGGCATGGTCAGGCCGCCCACGGCGTAGGCCGTGTTCTTCTGGGCGTCGGCCAGCCGCTGCTGATCGGCCGCGGGCCACTGGGTCGGATCGTCGGTGCCGTTCTTGCGCGCGAGGGCCTCGGGCAGCATCAAACTGTCGAGCACGCCTGGCGAGTTCAGGACGGGCTTCGCCGCGCCGCCCAGCCCGCTGAGCACTGGCAGATCGGCCTTCGAGGCCGCGTCGGCGAGGCCACCCAGTGGGGTTCGATCGGGCGTGCGGTCAGGGTTGAGCGCGTCGGCCACATCGTTGAGCCCGCCGACGGACGTGTTCGGCAGGCCGAGCATGGGGGCGATGATGTTGCGCGCGGCGTCCTGGGCGACGGGGTTCTGGACGAGGTCCTCGAGCTTGCTGCGGACGTCCTCAAGCGTGACCGGCGCCTGCCAGCCCTGGAGCGCGTCGTTGAGGCGGTCCTTGTTGGCCGCGAGCGCGCCGAGGCCGACCGCGGCGCCGGTGCCGAGCGCGAACGGGGCCGCGACCTGACCGCCGGGCGTGCCGGCCGTGGCGTTGGTGACCTTGTCCAGTGACTCGGGGAAGATGACCGTCGCCTGATGCTGGATCGGCGTGCCCGTCGCATCGTTCATCGGGATGCGGTTGCCGCCGGCGTAGCTGATCCCGTCGAGTCCCGCGTCTGCCAGGAGTTTGTTCGCGGCAGCCTTCGTCCCTCCGACCTCGCCGCGGACGAGGTCATAGACCGAGGAGCCGTCCACGCCCGGCTGGGTCCATGACTGGACCTCCGGGTCGTCAGTCGGGTATCCGAGTTGCTTCGCGATGCTCTGCGCCTGGTCCGGCTGCAGTGGCTGGTCCATGTCCAGCAGGTTCAGGTCCTGGGGCACGTCGACCGGCCGCACGTTGGGGCCGGCGGCGGGGTTGTAGTCGGCAACCTGCTGCTGGAGGTCCTGTTGACGTTGCTCGAGCATGAAGCGGCGCCGGTCCGACAGCTCCGTTTGCGCGAGCTGAGACGTCACATCGCGCAAGTCGGCCTGCAATGCCGTGAAGTCGTCGGGGCGCGCCTGCGCGTACCCAGGACTGACGACCTCACCACCGGGACGCTTGACGCTGCTGACCAGCCAGGACGGACCGACCTGCTCGCCACCCTTAGCCACCACTCCTCCAGCGACTCGCGGGTCGCTGGTCAGGTAGTAGCCCGGTCCGAACAGGTTGCCCTCGCCACTCACGGCATCCGGGCTCACCTTGGGATAGTCGGCGCCGGTGCCGTGGTACATGCGCGAGGCGTCGGTGCCCGCCAGCACGCCGCCCGCCGTGAGCATCGCCTGACCCGCCGCGCGCTGATCCTCAGGGTTGTACGTGCTCACATCGTGCGAGCCGCCGTACTTGTTCGCCAGCTGCTCGAGCGTCTGCATCGAGTCGAGCACGCCCGGCTGGCGCAGGAAGTTGGCGCCAGTGCGCATCAGGTCGCTTGGCACCAGCCCACCGCCGCCGGGCGCGACCCTGTCCGCGGTGTCGGCCACGTTCTCGAGTCCGCTGGCCGCGCTGCTCAACAGCGGTTTGACGCCCTGGTCGAGGTCGATCTGCGTCGGCTCGACGCCGAGCACCTTCTGGGTGAAGTCCTGCAAGTTGTCGGTGAAGCGCCTGGTGATGCCACCCGTGGCCAGGTCCGCGCCGACCTCCGCGCCGCGGCGCAGGATTTGCAATCCCTGGTCCTTGGCCTGCTCCAGGCCGGACGGCGCGCCTGGGGTGGACCCCTGGCTCAAGGGCGAGCCACCAGGGACGGTCGGGTTGTCTACAGCCAGACCGCCCTGCAGCCCGCCCATCCGCGCCTGCATCTGGTCGGGCGTCATCCACTCCGACCCACCCTTCAGGTCGAGGCCCGAGCGTCCCACGTGAAACGCGCCAGTGCTGGGGTCATAGCCGTCGGCGGTGAAGTAGTGCCCGGGCGTCGAGATGACCACCGGGTTGCCCGACTGCGCCTCGCGCGCGAGCGCTTGCCAGTCCGCGCCCACCTGGCGGTGGGGGATGTTCATCTCGTCAAAGAGCTTGCTCTCGGAGCCGAGGCCGGCCATGCCGCTGCCGGCGGTCCAGCCCACCTTCGTCGCCAGGTCGGTCGCCTCACGCAGGGTCGGATTGCGTCCGAATAGCTGCGCGAACCGCACGGCGGCCGCGGGCCCGCACGCCGCGTACGCCTCGGCGGCGCTGAGCTGCTTGTCGGCGAACTGGCTGACGTCGCCGAGCTTGCTCTGCGCGCCCTGCACCGCTTGCTGGCCGGCCTGCACCACGTTCTGCGCGCCCTGCTGCACGCCACCGACGAACTGGTTGTAGGCGGCCTTCGCCTTCGCAATCTCGCCGGCCGCGAGGTCCTCGCGCGGCCGCTCGAACTTGTTGACGATCGCCGCGACCGCCTCGTCACCCGTCAGCCCCTTCGCCGCGCTCTGCACCTGCGAGAGCCAGTAGTCGATGCCCTCGGGCGTCCACGACCAGCGCGCCGCGTCGTCGCCGTGCTTGGCGATGATGTCCGCGCCGGCACCGTTGCCGTACCAGGACGGCGGCCCGAAGCTCACGTTCTTCTCGCCCGGCAGCGTCCAGTTCGAGCCAGGCGCGGTGTTGAGCCCCTCCTGGTTGGCCACGGCCAGCACCGCCGCGGGATCCAGCCCGAACTGGGCTGCCTTCTGCTGCACGTAGGCCACGACGCCGTTCTTGTCGAGCGGCTGGTCCTGGGGAACATCGCCCTGGGGTGCCGGCGCGTTCGGCGTCGGAGCCGCGGCGCTGGGCGCGCTGGGCTGGGTCAGGTTGATGACGCCGTTGCTGACGTCGCTCACGTGCTGGGCCAGCTGGTCCTTGACGTCGCCGAGCTGCAGCGCGCCGCCCTGCACCGCCTGCGTCGCGCCGCTCTGCAGGTCGATGACATGCTGCTGCAGTTGCTGCATCACGTCGGGGTCGGGCTGGGGCGGCGCCTGGACCGGTGGCGGCGGCGCTTGCGGAGCGGGCGCGACCAGCGGCGCGGTGACCGGCTCGGTGGGGCTCGTCGGCGGGATGAGCGGCACCGGCGCCGTCTGCGTCAGCGGCTTGCGCGGCGGCGGGCCCGTCTGCGGGTGGAGCAGGCTATCGAGGTGCTGCTGCAGCTCGTCGACGAACGTCTTGTTCGCGTCGTCGGTCAGCAGAAACGGCACGGGCTAGTACGGGGGCTGCGCCGGCGGCGGGATCGGCGGCGGCAGATTGGGGGGGCCGCCGCCGCCTGGTGACAACAACGGCGGCCCCGGCATGACTGCCGGCGGCGGCAACGTCGGCATCTGTGGGGTCAGAAGCTGCGGCACCTGCGGCACGTCCGCGGGTGTGTCGTACGCCTGCTGCACGGCCGCGGCCGGCGGCTTGGGAATCTTGACGTTACTCTGCGCGGCCTTCGGCAGCGGCGGATCGGGCTGGATCTCCTCGCCCGGCGGCATGTTCACGCCCAGGCGCTCCATGCTGGCCAGGAACTGCTCCGGGTCGCGCACCGCTTCCTGCATCAGGAACTGGCGGTCGTTATTGACGAACGCCTGGCGGTAGCGGTTGTCGAGCTGCTCGTTGCTCACGCGGCTCACGTCGCCCTGCGGCCCGCGGAAGACCTGGCCGGCGATGACCGAGGCGTCGGTGGTCACCTCGCGGGTGAGTGCGTTGCGCAGCGCCTCGGGGTCCTGCGGATTGTTCTGCGCGGGCATCAGCGCCACTCGTTCCAGAGCACGGCGGCCAGCACCACGATCATCAGCGCGAAGCAGACCAGCGGAAAGATCGCATCTTCACCCAAGCACTTACGACTTGCCGATGTTCGGGAATTTCGCCTTGACCCGGGCCCGCACCTGGGCCTTTTCCTGCGCCGTGCCGTGCTGCGCCACCCGCGCCAGCGCATTCCTGGCGTGGCTCGCGTCGGGGATCGGGTACGAGCCGCTGCCCTTGCCCGACGGGCCCTCACCCTTGCCGGGCAGCGCGAACTGCGAGGACTTCAGCGATTGGCGCTTCTTGTTCGACAGCTGCGCCATCACTTCTTGGCCTTCGGAGCCTGGCGCACCGGCACGCCCCGCGCGCGGTCGAGGGCGTTGTCCTTGCTCGAGCCCGGCTTGATGCCGGCGCGCTTGTCGGCCGCGGTGTCCTTCGCCTCCGTCCACTTGCGACCGCGCCGCTTCTGGACCATGGCTAGCGGCCCTTGAGCGGTGGCCGCGTGCGCTCGACGGCGTTGGAGACCTTGCCGCCGGCGCCGTAGCCCCCGCCGTGATTGGTCATCGGGCCCTCGGACCCGCACTGCGTGCCGCCGGCGCCGCCGCCGCCGGGCTTGGGAGCTGGTGGATGCTCGCGTCCGCTCTTCGGGGTGAATCCCATGGTCAAACTCCTCCTGCACCTGGTGCGCCGATATTCTGCGCCGCGCCGGCCATCACCTGCGGTCCCGGCGGTGGCATCGCGCCCGCTCCGCCCGGCGCGGTGGCCAGCGCGCCGAGGTCCGGCACGCCTCCCGCGCCCGGCCCGCCACCCTCGAACACGCCGGGCGCCGGCGTCTGCATGCCACCGGGCAGGCCTGGCTGGCCGGCTTGACCGGGTAGCACGCCCTTGGCGGCGATCGCCTGCGCCTGCGCCGCGGACCCGAGGATGTCGCCGCGGCCCGCGAACTGAAACACCTGCTGGTCGAGCCACTTCTGGTACTCGGGCGATTG